TCTTAGTCCTGACAGGGCCATCTGGTGGAAACATCTCTTTGATGGCGCGAGCAGCGAAGTCAACGCAACCCTCAGCCATCGCTGGGTGCACAACCTTAGACGCTCCCATGAAGGTAGCACCGCCAGGGGCATCATTCCCCATGCCAGTACGCTTTAATCCTTCTTCGTATTGCTTATCTCTTAGTTCACGGGCTTCTTTGTCATTCTTGACTAAGTCCATGTAGCGCATGGCAATAGTACGAAGTTCACCTTCGTCATAGTCTTCTGACATGTTTGCATAAAAGTCTGGATTCTCTTCTGGGCCACTGCTTGGTATGGTGACAATCGCTGAGCCGTCTTCTTGCTCTTCGGTTTCCATCTCAGGCATGTCAACAACAGCCGAACCGTCTTCTTGCTCGTCAATGTTCATATCGTCTTGTGTTGCCATCATTTAGCCTTTTTAGTTTTGGTCAAAGCGTAGCGCATTGTATCTATAGATTCTTTTGCCTTGCCACCTTTTTTGTATCCCATCTTTTGCAAGTTGGTCAAATATTCTTCTGAAATATGCTGACGTGGCATTCTACGGACAATGTCCATGTAACCTGGCTTTCTTCCCTTTTCTTTCATGATCTGTTGCACAAACTCAGGAGCTGCGTGCTCAAATGGAATTTGTTGGAAAGTGTCAGAACTAGTTTCTCCATGAAGCATATGGGGAAATGCTGCATTCAAATGTGGCTCGTAAGAACTTTCACCTGTCAATGTAAACAAGTGTGGGCCAACCGACAATGATGGGGCATGCAACAATTTAGGATCGGTTGTATTTTCAATCATTTTAGATGCGTCAAAGATTTGCCCTTTTTTTCCACCGATCTGTTTGCCAGCCATTAAATTAGCAAGAACTCGACGACGTTCAAATGTATCAAACAAATGATGCGTGTTGTCAAAGCTTACATCAGGCTCAAAAATTGGTTTGGCTGGCGTTTTTTTAGTCGCCTTGGTCATGGCTGAACGCATAATGTCAAGCATCTTTGCTTCTAGCTCAGGACTGAGTTTGCCTTCTTTTTTAGCTTCTTGGAACTTATTCCACATCCTATTGAACACCAATTGGTTAGAGGTGTGCATTTCAGGTGTTCCAATGAATGTGCTCCAGATAGCTTGATCTTCAGGTGACAATCCTCTTGTTTGACGATTTAATAGCTTGGACACAACTCCAGGCTTTCCGACTCCCCAAACTCTTCGCATGTAATCAGGATTCTCTAATCCAATTTGGGAAAAGCCTACGCCACCACGCATTCCATTCAATCGCTTTTCAACCTTAGCGCGATCTGCTTCAGTTAAGTGAAGATACTTTCCCTCATGCTTTCCCAAGATTTCAGATGGCTTGGACAAACCTTCTTGCGCTTTTTCAAACATTAATTGTTTTATTTGATCAACCGTAAGTTTTTTTGGTTTGACATCACCACCTTCTTTTAATCCTTGTGGTGGCTGAGGAGGGCTCATAGCGCCCAATGCTTGTCCTTGTGGTGTCAGGTTAAGGATATTGCTTTGTCCACCTTGAGGGCTTGGAGGTGCTCCCAACGGGCTTTGTGGGGCTTGTGGAGCATTGGGACTATTGGGTGGATTCATGTTTGGTATTTCTTGCTTTACCAATTGCATGCCAGGGGTTATGTTATCCATGTCCACACCACCAACACCTAAGTTGCCATCTTTGTTGGGTTGGATGTAATACTTGGGAGACAAGTCAGGCGCTTCGTTAGCTCCGATGGACTGAATGCCATACTTGGGGAACGTACTCTTGTTTTGTAGCGCCATGCGCATTTGTTCGACTGATGGTTGCACGTTGCCTCCTTCGGCTTTATGTATTATTCCACCTGTCTTGTACAGTGGAAGTCCGTTCTTTAACACGTCTTCACGCATTGGCTCAGTTATGGGGAAGTGGTGTAATTGAGCATGTTCTGGATTACCTGATCTAATCATTCCAAGCCCAGCATTGTCAGGAATCATTTGTTCTTTGCCAGTTTCAATTGGATGTTTATGCAACTCCATTTTGACGCCATGCTTTTTACCTACAGCATTAAAGATGTTGGGGACTTTTTTATCATAAAAACCCTTCATGCCTTCACCACCAACCTCAAGATCAAGTCCTGAATATTCTGTTGGATGAGCTATGTAATTCTTATATAAAGGATCAACAACTTCATTTGGCGCATCACTCTTTAAAGCAGTCCTATAAACTTGTTTTGCTTCCAATCTTTTGTTGTGATTTTCAGCAATTTTGTTTGCAAGTTCTTTTCCAATGTGCTCATGTAATTCATCAACAGGAATGTTTTTGGATAAAACCATTCTTCCTTCGTGATCAAATGCTCTTAAATCTCCAAGCTCATCATAGTTGAGTTTATTAATGTGTTTAGCTAAACCATATCGATCTGCTTGTTCTTTACCAGGCGTGACAACGATGCCATGGTAGCCCTTCTCTGCAGCATGATGTATCAATCTTTTGATGGCCATTTCTTCCCAATTCTTTTTAAATGGGGCGTCAGGAGGAGCCAAATCGTTTGGTAATGATGTTAGTTCATCATGAATTTCTTTTGGAATTGCTTTATTGTTTTGAATGTAAGGAGCCGCCAAATCCGATAATTCTTTTCGACGCTTTTCAATTTTTTCTGTGTGATAACCTTTTTCACGCCCTTGTTGATGCCAGTCTGACTGTAACTCCTCAAGGTGTAATAACTTCTCACCGTTAGGGCCTGTACGGTCTTTAAGACGCATGGAAGCTATGATGTTAGGCTCGCCATGGAAGTGTGCTGGGACGCCTCCAAACTTACCTTGTGGGTCTTTGATCAACATCTCTCTGTAGTTCTCACCGCCAGGCAATGTGTATTCAAAGTGAGCAACCGCAGGGTCAGCCAATCCTTGTCTAACTAACTTGTCAGCTTCTTTTTGGTATTCTAAATACTTATTCTGATTGGCGTTTTCAACGAAGTCATCATAAGTTTCTGACCAATCATCACGCATCCTTGGGCTAGTTCCAATCTCTCGATTAGCGTATTCCCTAGCATCTCTGTCTATTAACTCTTGGATTGTTTCGTCGTTGCCACCTTCAGTCAGTACCTTTTCATTGATCTTGGGCGCTGGTTTTCTTGCCAGTTGACCAAGGAACTGCTCATGCGTCATCTTGGGCGCACTCATCAACTCTTCAAGTCCACGCTCTTTCAACTCAGTGGGTTTGACACCAGGCAAAGCCATCAACTCCTTGAGAAACTCAGCGCCAGTTCCTACCTTACGCTTAAGAGCCTTAGCCCCCATGTCCAAAGCTGAATAGAAGGGTCTGCCCTTGCCGATTAACTCATTCATAACGGGCGCTCCTCTATCTCTAAGTGATGTGCGTGGGTGACTTGTCCACCCTTGGCTTTGGTAATGTCTGGTTCATTGACGTCATATGTGCCACGGTTGCCAATAGCCGATTTGATCTGCTTAGGCTCAAGCATGATGATCTCATGTGCTCGGCCTGTTCCATATGGGTCAGCATGGATGATGCTGTCGTATCCATCTTCTTTGAGCAATCTAACCGTCTCAGGCGTCAGAAGGTCAGGGAACTCGCTGTGGCCATTGGCATAAGCTGCGCGAGCATATTCAATCATTCCCTTGTCGTCTAAGTACAGAGGTACCTTGGCCTGAACGTGGACAGGCATCACGTTGGTGCCTTCTCTGAACTGTGCGTCTCTGCCACCACTGATGTTGTGCATGGCTGGCTGATGATGGGGATCGGTCGATAACCATGTGGCGTTACCACTGATAGTTGGATCAAACCCCTCGCCTTGGAACTCCTTAAAGTCCTTGGGCGTTGCATGGTACAGCTTTTCTTTTACCTTACTTGGCGACAAGAACTTCTTCAGGTTGGCGTCGCGCTGACGACGTGGCATCACCTTGGTCAACGCAAGGCGCATCTCGTCTAGTGTGGGTTTCTTAGCCATGGTCAGATTATGCCCTTGATCTATGTTTGGTTCAACCCCAGTGGAGTTGTTGCCACGTGGAGTTGTTGCCACCTTACTGAGCATATGGGTTGGCTCGTCCCTTGTTATTGAACTCATCAGCGTCCAAGATGTCTGAGTCCTCGTAGGGGTCGCGCCTTGGCATGTCAATGCTGATCCATCCAGCGTCTCTGAGGTATCTCAGCCCTTGGCTGATGCAGTCCACAAACTCATCGTGAGCCGTCTCAGGAAACGAGCAGATCTGGCTCACCATGCCCTCAGCCCAGTCCTTCACATAGCCCTTACGGACGGATGACTCAGGCACCCAGACTCTGCCAGCCTTGATGATGTTCGCCACGATGGAGAGCCGTTGGATCTTGTCGGCTCGCCCAGGGTTGTATGCTATGACTGGGATGTGCGCCCTCTGTAAGTCTTGGATCAATGAGATGCCAGCGGACTTGTCCTCCACGAGCACCACGTCCACGAGCTTCTTCTCTCTTGCTTCCCCATATGCCACCTCGAACTCCTCAAGGACTTTGGGGCGGAGGTCAGGATACTGTAGGTGTTCTTGCCAACAGTCGAGCACCATGACGCACATACCTCCATCCAGTGGCTTGAACACGCCTAGCGTGATTGAACCAGTAGGGTCGTTGTATGTCTTGTCCGAGGTTGCGCAGTCATAGGATTGGATGACATACTCAAGCTTGGGGAAGGGCTTACCGTCTGGCCATAGTCTGAACCAATCCCTCTTGACGATACCATCCGCCTCTGGATCAATCAGTTCAGCATAGATCTCTTGGCGTCCGAGCTTGGTCGATTCATACTGGAGAATCTGCTTCTGGAAGTTTTCCGCCAAGTTCTTGATGTTGGAGTAGGTCGAGGCTCTGGTGATGGCCACGTCATCTCCTTCACGCCCCACCAGATCAAGGATCAAATCTTTGGGCTTTGGAGTTGTGGTGCAGATCAGCTTGGTCTTTTTACCCAGTCGGAGGCCGAACTGCATCATATCCCACGCCTCTTGGATGTACTCCCACGCTGCCAACTCATCACACCATCCACCGTGGAACTGAGGGCCACGGAAGCGCTCAGGCTCCGATGCAGCGATCCCCTTGATGAACGATCCATTCGTCAGGTGTATCTCATGCAGACTGGAGTTGTACTTCTCAATCAGCATGGGGGGAATGATGGTCATGATTCCGCTATCGCCTTCAAAGCAGGTTCCTTTGAGGTCACTGGACGTGGGGGCTGATACCAACCATCTGGTCTTGGGCTGACTCCATGCCCACCATGCCAAACATTCAGCGGCGGCTCTCGTCTTGCCAGCGCCTCGACCCGCGAGCATTAGCCAAATACTCCACCAATCCCCTGATGGCTCAATCTGATGCTTATGCGCCTTCTCCTTCAGCCACTGATACTGCCATAGGAATACTGTCTGATCGACCACTGATAGGTTTAGGAACTCCTCTTGAGTCTTGGGGTCGAGGAGGACTTCGTCAATGACTTCGCTCATTGGCTCTGACGCGATGCCTTGATGTTCTCCAACAACTGGCCAAACACATTGATGTTGTGCTCAATGATCACTGGTGCTGTATCTGATCCAGTTACTTCAGTCCTTGCCAGTTTGGGGATGTGATACTCCACTACGCTTTGGAACAGGTCAAACGCCTTCGCTGGGTTCGGTGGGATGACATACTCATCAGTGGGCTCACCGTTCTCATCCTTCTTACGCACTCCATTGGCTACTTGATCAAGCCATCCAGAGAGCCTATAAGCGTTTCCATCCACAAATGAGGCTATAGCTATCCTAGCGTCTGATGTTGCCTTGTTGGGGCTTCCTGATGGTCTCCCCGCGCCCTTCTTATTAGGAGTC